GCGATCCGTTCTGGTGCCGGAACATCCTCAGCCCTGCAAAACTCCGCGAAAAATGGGATGAGTTGGTGGTCAGGCTCGGTCCGGTTCAGCGGTCAGTCACAGACATTTCACCAGTCGATTACGCCATCCCGGAAGGGTTTCGCGGTTATTAAGGAATTTTAAAAATGACTACGCTATCGAAAATTTACGACAACAAATCTAAAACTGAAACGAACATCACTACCCGCAAAACCTACCTGCTGGGCGTTGATGAACTCTATGTCGAGATTGGTTACAACATCCGAGAAATCGATCAGACCCACGTCGAGGAGTTCCGTGATGCCTACATTGCTGGTGAGCATGTGCCTCCGCTCGCTGTACAGGTAACTGAGCAGGGCATAAAAATCATCGATGGCCACCACCGTTACTACGGGGCCAAACTGGCACAAGAGTCCGGTTATGACATCCGCCTGGAATGCAAAGACTTCATAGGCAGCGAGGCGGACCGTATCGCCTTCATGGTCACGTCCAGCCAGGGACGCGCACTGGAACCACTTGAGCGAGCAGCTGCATATCAACGCCTGATTAATCAGGGCTGGGAACAGGCTCAGATTGCCAAAAAAGTTAAGCGCTCGATCACTGACGTTGAAAACCACCTGTCGCTGCTGACGTCCGGCGATGAGCTGATCGCACTGGTTAAAAACAAAGAGGTTGCCGCCACTACCGCCGTCGCGCTGGTTCGTGAGCATGGTGCGTCAGCAGGCAGAGTGGCAAAAACGGAACTGGAAAAGGTCAAAGCAGCGGGCAAGAAAAAACTGACCAAAGCCGCAGCCATGACGCAATTCAGTGCTAAACAGTCTCGCCAGCTGGTAGAGCTGTAACCCGCGCTGCATTGATGGTCGAACGTATCGAGTCACACAACAGCCCCGGCTCACTGAATTACTGTGAGCAACGGGACCGATTCAATATGCAGCTGCAGCTGGCAGTTTAGGGGGAGAGGATGAGAGCGCTACTCACGCCAGAATATGCACCACGCACAGGGATAGTGCTGCTTAAACCGGGACCGGGATTAGAAAAACTTTTTCAGGGCCGTGTGGTGATCAGCACACCCACAACCGACCTGTCAGACAAACCATCAGGGCTACTGAACGACAGCACGCAGCCGCTAATGGATGAACCAACCCTAATACCGTTTTTCAGTCATGAGCGCGTGATAGCGGCTGCTGGTGGACCAAATGCACTGGTGTCATACGTTCAATCGCTCGGTTACTGTCAGTGGGAGCAGTTGGGCGCCTGGCATTATCACGAATTCACGATGGCAGAGACTGAAAGCGGTCCGGTCTCATTGTGCTGCAGCCACGATACTGAGTTCATGAAAAACGGCATGCCGGGCCGTATGGATGCCATCGCGAAACGGAATGCCGCGCTGTGGATCATTAAAGTGGCATGCAACCAGATGGCGCTACACGGCGACCACCTGCTCACACTGCCAGAATTATGCTGGTGGGCGTCACTGAATGGCGTTGTTGATCTGATTCCAGAGGCACCGGCACGGCGCGTTCTGCGCATGCCAAAAGACGCTATACCACAAGGCGAGCTTAAAGAGTCGTTGATTACGCCAGTGCGTCCGGCCACGGAAATCATTCAGGAAGCTGGGCAGGAAGTTAAAAGGATTATCACGCTACAGGCCGATCCCGAGTCGCCAGAGTCATTCATGCTGCGACCTAAACGCCGTCGCTGGGAAAACGCTAAATACACGCGATGGGTCAAGTCACGGCCGTGCGCGTGCTGCAATATGCAGGCAGACGACCCGCATCACATCATTGGATATGGACAGGGGGGAATGGGTACGAAATCCCACGACTTATTTGTGATACCGCTTTGCAGAGCGCATCACGATGAGTTGCACCGGGATGTAAAAGCGTTTGAGGCGAAATATGGTAGCCAGATAGTGCTGCTGTTTCGGTTCCTCGATTACGCCATAGCTGTTGGCGTTATAGGTTGAGTCAAAATTTATTAGTGTGGAGAAATTATGCGCGATATGTCACAAGTTTTGGATCTATGGGGTGCTTGGGCAGCCAGCGAAAATAGTGGTATTGACTGGCAGCCTATCGCTGCTGGATTTAAAGGACTTATACCCCATGGTAAAAAATCTAGGTTGCAGTGTTGCGATGATGAGGGGATTAAGATAGATGCGTGCGTGGCTTGTCTAAAGAAATATAAACCTGATGAGTGTGATTTATTAATAGCCCATTTTGTTATTGGTGTATCGTTAAGATCAATAGCCAAAAAAAGGAAGTGTTCAGATGGCACAATTAGAAAAGAGTTACAAGCTGCTATGGGTTTTGTTGATGGATTGTTATGTATGATATCCGAAGGAGAGGGTTATATCTTAAGGTAAAAAATAATTAGACCAATAAACACTGGTAGCCAGCTAAGGAAATAAAAGCCTACCAAGATGCGAGAGGTGAATCTTTCGTTATTAGTTAGGCTTTCTATTGCCAGTTCTATTTCTGATCTTAATATTTGTGGATACCTTGTTATTTTTTTCTCAAAAGGAGAAAAGACGAGTTTTCTCGCATGAGAGATCCTTTTCAACTGTTTTCTTTGACTCATGATGAGAATGTGGAGCATTAAAGAAGTTAAAACAAGGCCGATAAAAACAAGAGATTGATCACTAAATTCCTTTAATTTCCACATGCCGAGGGATGCAATAACGGATACAGGTATAGCTAAAACTTTCGACGTCAAGTCAGAAAGTGATTTAGAGACCTTTTCTGAAAATTCAATTTCAGCCGATGCAACATCCTTTCGTGCTTTATGGAAGTGGAAGCCGCTAAGATAGACCGATAAGTTACTATCGTAAGCTGAATGAAATGTATTCCATTTCTTTATTAAGTCTGGGAATTCATATGAGTTTTCGTTAAAAAATTCGACTAATGTGTTTCGGAATATGCCTCTCCGCTCATCAATATGAACAATGTCAGACTGCAAGGCACCATCCTGCAGTAAGTCAGCAATAGAGTAATCATTGCCTTCGCAATCAAGGATTTCAAGGCTAATAGAAGGTGTTATTATTGCTGTGGAAGATTTTCCTTCAAGGCTTTGTATGAAAACAAGCCGTGAAGAACCGTCAATTGACTTGCGGTCATGATATTGAGCAAGCTTAGAAAGAGAGCTTATTAAATTACATATTTTTTCTAATTTTTCAATGAGTAGAGGACGATACTGATCCTTCGAATAATAATCAATATCAATGATGTAGAAGTCGCATGGAAACACACCCTCAGATAAAGAATTGTATTTAATTAACTGTTCAATGCTGTCGTGAAACCTTGCAATACCATCATTAGGAAGAGCTAAACTTATGTGCAGTTTATTCCATGTGGCTGGTAGTTTAGATTCCTCATACTCTTCATCATCAATTTCAAGTTCTCTTATCTGCTTGGAAAAAATAGAGTTAGCCAATAAAAAATTGATAAGGTTTGTGGCCGCTTCAGAGTGGCAAATTTTTAATTCAATATCTATTGGACGCAATGGAAGAACTGGCCTGCCAGCCAACCGATATAGCTCAACGATTGTTTCTAAAAATGACTTATTAGCCATCTGAAGGTTGCTCATTTTTTTCCTTAATTGCCGCCTCAATCAACTCCTTAGCGGAATCTGACAAGCGACTAAAAGTCAGAGAGCCACTTTCAGTATTGTAGCATATATCAGCATCCATGCTGGTTCCCAATAAGGATTTTTCAAAATCAAAATTAAAGCCATTTCCTTTGACCCTTACATTCATGATGGCTTTTAATCCAGAAGCACTAACGGAAAATTCATTAGGAATTCTGATGTTTTCGCTGTTTAGATATGAAATAAGGTCTTCACTTAAATTATTTCTCGTCTCTTCATCTAGATCCAACATATATTTCAATGACATCAATTTTATATCAGAAAGAAGAGCAGGTTTTTGACTGTCTGCTTGGCGGCTTAAATAAGATATTACATCTTCACGGAATTTTTTTGCGTGAACTTTGATTTCTTGATGCCTGTTGAAAAAGTTTCTTATTTCTTTTGGTAAATCTTTAGTGGCTTTATTCGATGATACTCCTTTATCACAACCTAGCGCAGAAACAAAATATCCAGAGGCGTTGCTCGACGAGTTACCACCAATAAAGCTTAAGTAGCTCAAATCATTTTTTTCAATGTCAGATGAATTCTGGAAGTGAAAAAATCTTTCGAAATTTATCCTGGCCGCTTGGTTGATTTTTGATAGTTCTAACTGTTCTAATAGCTCAGGCTCCATTTTGGCACTCAGCCTTATACCTTCTTTTGATTTGATCATCGTTACCAAGAAAAAGTGAACTCCGTCTCTTAAATAATCTGCAAATACAATCACGCCTCCAGAAGAAAGTCTTTGCTTTTCCGCTTCTTTTCCTAGCTTGTGCATTATCTCAACACTAAGATCTATAAACTGCTGAGTAGAGCGAGTGGTATTACCAATATACTCTATGATGGCATCAGGTACAGGGCCTCTTTCTGTTTCTTCTTCTTTAAAAACACCATATTGAGCTGAGTTACCATTTTTACCGTAAAGAGAATTAATCTCACCAATCATTTTTTGAACAGTACTATTGTTACAGTCAAGAGCTGTGTCCCTAAAACGGAATCTGTCTTCTTCAATGGGACTAATGGGCTCTTTTGCTACCTTTACAAGCTCATGAATAATAACGTTATTTAAAATTATCGCTGTCATTTTATCGTCGTCCTTGGATGTTTGAGATCAAAGATTACAAAAATGCTAACGCGTACGCAAAGATTATTATAATGTGATAAGAGTAGTTTCTACGCGGCATTACTTATCATCGTCACTTTAGTTTCAGATATGTATGTCTAAACGTCTTAAGTCTTATCAGCCTTGAGGCTTTTTTATTTTTGGCTTTAGTACTGAGCGACTTGTGTGTGAAAAGTGTAAAAACCATGCCCGGCATTGATTTATACAATGCCGATTGTTTGCGCGTGCTGAAAACCCTGCCAGACGATTCAGTTGACCTGATTGTTACTGACCCGCCGTATTTCAAAGTAAAGCCGCTAGGTTGGGATAATCAGTGGAAAGGGGATGAAGATTATTTACGGTGGCTGGATTGCTGCCTGGCGGAGTTCTGGCGAGTGCTGAAACCCAATGGCAGCATCTACCTGTTCTCAGGTCATCGACTCGCGTCTGATATTGAAATCATGATGCGTGACCGCTTCAACATTCTTAACCACATCATATGGGCTAAGCCTGATGGACGCTGGAAGGGCTGCAACAAAGAAAGTCTGAGATCGTACTTCCCCTCAACCGAACGGATACTATTTGCAGAGCATTATCAGGGGCCGTACAAACCAGACGCCTACGCGCAAAAATGCTATGAGCTGAAACAGCAGGTACTAACACCTCTGATTGATTATTTCCGTAGTGCCCGCTCAGAACTTGGTGTAACAGCTGCCCAGATTATTGCGGCAACAGGTAAGAAAAACATGGTCTCGCACTGGTTCGGCACCAGTCAGTGGCAGCTACCCAGCGAGGCAGACTACCTGAAGTTGCAGGCGCTGTTTACTGAGATAGCCATTGCACGCCATCAATCAGGAATTTTAGCCGCACCGCACCACCAGCTGGTGGACACGTATCACTCACTCAACCGTAAATATCTGGAGCTGCAGGAGGAATACAAATCCCTGCGCCGATATTTCGGTGTCACGGTAGCGGTTCCCTATACAGACGTATGGACACATAAGCCGGTTCAGTTTTACCCCGGCAAGCACCCATGCGAAAAACCTGCCGACATGCTGGAACAGATTATCAATGCCTGCAGCAGGCCGGGTGATGTAGTTGCTGACTTCTTCATGGGGTCAGGTTCAACGATAAAGGCGGCCTTAAAGCTCGGTCGCTCTGCAATTGGTGTAGAGCTGGAAGAGGAACGTTTCCGGCAGACGGTTAGCGAACTGAATCAGCTAATCGAGTAAATCAGAATTTATTAATCATTAAGAGGGGCCGCTAATGGCTGAGCCATTAAGCACCGGCGCTACTGCAACCGTAGCTGGCTGGGGCATTGTCACGTCTGCGCTGGTGGGATTCATCACCTCTGTAGATTACTCAATCGCATTCGGTGCGTTTGCCGGTTCGATGTGTTTTATCGTCACCGCCAGCGACCTGACGCGACGACAGATATTTGGTTATTTCCTGTTTGGCTATGCAGCTGGCGTATTTGGAGCCGGATTTGTAGCAGACAAAGTTGAGAACTATTTCGATTATCGGGAAAAACCACTTGATGCCCTGGCTGCTGTCGTTATTTCCGCTGCTGCGGTGCAAGGCTATTTCTGGCTGAAAAATGGTGGCGTTTCAAAGCTGCCATTCGTTAAAAAATGGCTGGGGGAGAAATCATGATTAGTAGCGATTTCCTGACAGTGATTGATGTCGCCATTAGCACGGCTATTGCGTTGCGGCTGATGGCGTTCAGCAAAACAGGGCGAACACATAAACGCGGTATTTCCTGGATAGCTGCGGGTCTGATTCTGTTTTATGGCAATTTCGCATTGCTATGGCTGTTCGGGCAATACCACGCCAGCGGCTGGCCGGTAGTTGTAGCGAACGCGCTGATTTGCGCGGCTGTATTTGCAGCGCGAGGTAATGTCGCACGCATTGTTTCATACCCACCACGGAGTAAAGGTGATGAGTAGAATCATTGAAATCCTAAATTTTGAAGAGGGTTATCGCGAGGCTCCATATTGGGACACCCGCAATTTTCCAACCGTTGCCGGTGGTATCAGGATTGGCCCTCAGAACGCTCCGCTCAATCAATATCAGTTTACCGTCCCGCGCCGTGCTGGTGATGTCTGGAAACAATGCCTAGTAGATGCGAAAACCGCCTCAATGAATAGACAGCCCGTTATTGTGGCCGCGCTCGCGCAATGCAACGACGCACGCCGCGACATTTTATACAGCATGGCCTATCAGATGGGCGTAACCGGTCTGGCTGGTTTCACTAACACGCTGGGCATGATTGCACGCGGTGATTTTGCCGGTGCAGCTGGTGGAATGCTGAATAGCCTGTGGGCGCGCCAGACACCTGACCGCGTGCGCCGTCATGCTGAGGTGATGCGCACCGGCACCTATGACACCTACAAAGGTTTGATCTGATGCAAACCCTACTAACTGTGCTTGCGGTCATTGCCGGTCTGGTAGTGGCCGCGTTCAGTCTTGGCCGGAGCAGAGGCAAAAACGCAGCTGAATCCACAGCAGCAGCTGAGCGGGCGTCTGTTCAGGCTGAGGAATCAGAAAAACACATTGGGGTACTGAAAAATGCTGTCGATATTCAGCAGGATATTAACAGCCTGCCTGATGCTGCTGTCTCTGAGCGGCTGCGGGAGCGGTGGCGGCGTGAGGGTGATTGACACTGGTTGTGATTGGGTTCGCCCGATCTACGTCAGTAACCACGATATCGATGTTATGAGCGCCCCAACACAGCGGGCGATTCTGGCGCACAACGAAACGTGGGAACGGAACTGCGCTGTTTTAAATAAGCTCCTTTTTAGTAAATAAATCAAGTGTAAGGACTTCAATCTAGCACGCACGATGTGGTAAAGAAGATGTATCTTAAATAGTATGTTGTTAAGATATTGAAGCAGTGATAAGTTCGCCTCAATCCAAATGACTTATCCGAGACTAACATGAATAGAGGTGTTGTTGCTTTACCGAGCGAGATCAGACCATACATGCGGGGTTTTTCATTACATGGAACACTGACGCCAATTGATCTTAATTACTTCTCGCTTTATTGGGATAAAATTGCTGTTCCTCAGAACTTCTTTGTTCAAGCTGAATTGCCACGCGAAAAATTATTCATAGATTGTGGGATTCTTGAAAGGCCAATGATTGATATTGGACAAAGCTTTAGCTCAGAGAGTTATCCAAAAATCCTCGCTGAATCTCAGATAAAACTTGTGGATCAACTACGAGATAAAGATAAGCTTTCAACATGGAGCATCCATCAAAAAGGAGAATCCGCAGTTCTCATCTCAGACAATGAGGTCGTGAAAGAAACGGTTAGATTGGAGTTAAATAATCTATTGCCAGTTCCCTCGGCCGATGTGCATATTCATGATATTTTGGAGTTCAAGCAAAGAAGGAAAGCCGAATTGGATGCGCTTCATTCTTATTGTGATGAACTGTATTTTGAGGTGATAAACTCTGCTGATCCTCGCTTACAAGCAGCTAAAAGTTTCCATATGCTCAAAAAATCTATTGAGGATTTAGATAGACTGAACGCCGAGGGGTGGAGAAGTCCTTTTAAATTTAATTTAAGTATATCTCCAGAGTTCGATTTAACTCAAGCTATCGGTGGTTTTGCAGCATTCATGACTCTTCTCAGTTCACAACAGTCTCTTGCGACTTTTATCGCAAGCTCTGCTGCTGCTGTAATTGGAGGCTCCATTAAAGTGAAGCCCATGTTACAAAGCATGAGGGGTGGCGCTAATAAGAACTTAGTTTATGTTGCTAATGCAAAGAAAGAAGGTTTTTTTTGAATATTTAATAATGCTAGATGATAAGTTTAAAGAAGTATGTGCTCTGTGAAATACAATAGGGATAGGGATGAGTTACTTTTATCAACTTTTAATAGTATTGATATCTGGTTCTTTTGCAGCATGGCTTACTACACGTTTAGCATTAAGACGGTTTTATAATGAAAAGTGGTGGGAGAAGCGAGCAAATGCTTTCATTGAAATCACAGATGCAGTTTATCAAATTAAACTGGCTCAAGAGTACAACGTCGAGTTAAAGGAGTATCGCAGGCTAGGCCCGCATGAGTATCCAAATTTCAATGTGCTCAATGAGTTACAAATCAACGAAATGCTTGGGGCTTCAAAAAAGGCTAACGACATAGTTAAAAAATTTAGCCAGGTTGGACCTTTACTTGTCACAGAAAGAGTTTCGAAACTTCTAAGTGACTACATTAAGGCAATTTATTTAGCCGACTACGATGTCCATTATAAGGGATGGGATTATGAAGAAGCAGAAGAGCATATGTTTGAGTTGACATCAAAGCTTCTTGTTGACTTAGTCGCCGCGTCTAAGCGCGAATTAAAATTACTTTAACCGCTATTTGGCGTTCTTTTGGACCAACCAATGATATTAACACCCGATACTACTGTCATCGCTGGCTCCAATATGCCGGGAATATCACTATCCGGCGCTATTGTTATTGGCCGTCAGGAGAAACCACCAACCGACACGATATTCATCCAAAACGACAGCAACAAAACGCCCACATCCCCGTGGTTTGTCACTCAGGTAGACAGCACTCATTACACCATGCTGAACGCGACCGCACCCAAAGGCTGGCAGTATCTGGGGGCATTCCTAGTCAGCGGTGAAACTGGTGCTCAAATCGGGCGTGCAGATGGTGCTGTCTGGACAATATCTAACTCCAGCATGGTGCAGCATATAAACACATCCGCTGGTGGTCAGGCTGCTGTCAGTATCCTTACTGCCGGAACATGCACACTGACCGTTACGCTGCGCAATATGGTTTCAACGCTTGTCATAACAGCCAAATAATTATCAGGAGCAAAGGTGAAAACCATCAATCTGGATTTAACCGATGAGTGGCAGCTCGTTGCCGATACTGACCAGACCTATGATGTTCAGGTGGAGTTTGGGTCGGCAATGTTCTGTCTTTCACAGGGTGCGCCAGACGCGTCTCAGGCAGGCCAAACCGTCAGGCCTGGGCGATGGCTGAAATTTTCCGATCTCAGGGTGTGGTTCAAAACCACGCTGGCTGGCTCATATATTTCCGTGTCGTCATACGAGACCCCGAAAAGCTAATTAAATGAAAATTATTCTCATTTGAAAAGGTACTCCCGGCAGGAACGTTTACCGAGGGGGCGGCGACACGCGGAAAACGGCTAGTTTTTTGCATTTTATCGACATCATCATCATCCCCTTAACCTTCTGATATTTCAGTCGTGAAATTTTTCACGATGTCGAAATGATTAAATTTTGTTCATCATCATGGATAAAGAATTTAAAAACCTCCGACTCAATATTAATCAGCTTGCTGCGCTTACCGATATGCATCGACAGACGGTCTCCAGCAAGTTGAGCTGTGTTCAGCCTGCACCTGGAAGCAATCCAAAATTAAAACTGTTTTCAGTAGTGGATATCCTCAAAGAACTCCTGAGCCGGACAACATCTGAAGAGCTGGTGAACGTC